TTTTGCTCTGCCTTCATAATACTCTTTATTGTTAGGGTATATTTTTTCCTTCTCAAATGCTGTATCTCTATGGATTTTAAGCACCTCAATCAACTCTTGCATTGGTGTTTTCATTTCTCGTTGGTGTTAAAGGTTTCGTACCCCCGACAGGACTCGAACCTGTAGCCTACGCATTAGAAGTGCGTTGCACTATCCATTATGCTACGGGGGCTTGGTTAATACATTTCTTCACTGTCATCACCCCTATAAAGGTCGTGATGCATTTCTCTGTGAGCCTCAAGTATTCCATCTTGATAAGCCTTGATTTGTCTAGCCATATTTCTAAATGCCTTATGGTACTCCTCAAGGTCGACGCCATTGTGTCCGTGAACACGCTCAGAGAACTCATCAATTGAAGAATACATACCCTCAATCATACGAGCCTGGAATGAGCGCATTTCTTTTTCTGTAGAAATTCTATTCATTTAAAATCTTTTTAATAGCCTCATCAACCTGTGCTCGGTTCTTAGGCAAATATACTGAATAATCTCCCATATTATTGTCGCTTAATAATTTTAGGAACATCTTAAATCTCAGCGGGAAAGAGTGGTTACTTGGGACAAACCCTTTGGTTTCAATTATAAATTTATTCTTGTGTGAAACAAAATCGGGAGTGTAGGTTATTGCTCTAACCATTTTGCCTCCATTGTTTACCATCTCTTTTTTACCCGCTGTAGACTTATAATAATTTCCATTATACCTGAACGAATCCAAGACAACAAAAGACTCTCCTTCATATTCAAACGAAATCCCAACATTCTTAAGTTCAGAATAACAATATGCTTCAAGAGAAGAGGCAAAGTTGATTCCATCAACTTTAACCTTCTTACTCTTTACCGCGCCGGTATTCCGGCTTTTTGTGGGTTTCCGTTTCACTCTATAAAGTTGCGAAAACAATTCAATTAAACAACGTAGTGTTAAAAAATATCTTCTAACTCTTTTATGTCTTTAAATTCAGTTGGCTCTACTTGAAATGATGTTTGCTTTTGTTCTGCAGTTTTTGTATCATTAACACTATTGAAAAACCTCTTCCCTCCGTTTACAAAAAACGCGGTTGAATCTGAATTCATTTCAAAACGAATTGGATTATCTGAAGCGGTTGGTCTACCGCCAGACTCTTGCTCTCTAACCTTTCTAATGTGCATCTCCATAGTTCTACGGGTTGATTCGTTCTCGTGCTGAATCTTTCTATGAAACGTTAAGAAAATATCACAACGATTAAGGAAGAGCGAGCCGCCTTCGCTGTCCTCCGCATATGGAGCAACCGAGTGCCCATCGTCGCCCTTCTTGCGTTGAGCGGCCGTATTGGCGTGGGTGTTTAACCAAAGGCTAACCCCCGTAGACTGACAAAACGTTAGCATTGCGGACGCGGCCTCGTAGTTATAGTGGTGCGCGTTAAATCCTGAAGAGCCATTCTTCTCCATAACTAATGAATTGTACGGGTCTACAAACAGGGCGTCAAATTGCCTGCGAGCCATCTCTTTCTCTGCGTACAGAAGCACGTCTACATATGAATAGTTTCTCTTATTTGATAAGAAACTAAAGTGCTCATTAACCCACTTGTAGTAGTGGATTATTTGATGTTCATTCATATCCTGTAGAAGCATTTGAGATGCATACTCAATCATACGAGTCTTGATTGTTGATGTCTTCGATTCAGAAGAATAAACAAACCACTTCCACCCGTGTCGTATTGACGCATTAATCATAAGGTGTAGAACTAGCGTTGTTTTACCAACTGAAGAATGACCATTTACAATTACAAAACTTCCACGCTTGTATCGAAAATATTTATCAATATCATCGTGACCAGTCTTTAAGCCCAATTCAACCTCTCCTCTTTTTATCTTCATAATTTCAGATAAATCCTCATCTTCGTCTGAAAGGTAACTTAGGTTTTCTGTATCGGCCAACTCAACCTTTCTCCGCTCTTCGTAATACTCGGCATCAATCTCTGTGATTGGCAGTAGTTTTCCTTGACTTATGCCGTCCATAATGGTCTTCATCGCAAGGTCTAAACTATCTATATCACGCTTCTTGATTTCCGCCTCAAGAACCTGCAATACCTGAGCCTCGTCAAGTATACCACTTCCGATATACCCACCCATAAGCCGAGCGGCCCTAATAAGTGTGTTGTGTTTTTCGCCATCTCGCGCATTGCGAATCATATTCGCAGCAACTTGAAGTTTTGTGTAGTCAACCTGGACCCCGCTTTGGACTTGCTTTGGTTCAGGAAGTTCTACTCGCTCATCAATATTTACTGGTGAAAACTTTTCAGAAGCCGTCTTTACGATAATGTCAGGGTCATATGACTCATAGCACGCTCTGCTAATGTTTCTACCCGATGGGTCTAATTCAAGTTGATGAACATCCCGGAAGTGTTCAATCATAGCAGAAAAATGCTCCTTGTGCTTCCCTGGGTTTTCTACATTAACTAGAGCCTTTACTCCGTCTCCCGACGGGGATGTCCAACAGGCAATAACAACGTCGTCATTTAACAATGACTGCTTTGTCTTATCAACGTCAACGTGGTCGAAGTCACAAATAATAAGACCATTGTGCTCGACAAGGTCAACATCAGCGCGTCTGTTAAACTTTCCGGAAAACAAAACAACAGGCAAATCGTTTTTTCTACGCTTATCTCCCGCCCTTACTTGCTCGATTGTGTCGGCGTTCTTTCCGGTCTTAATCCTGTCAAGGGCAACGCTTAGCGGAACAAAGTGTGGGTTTTCAGTATCGAATACTGATTTGAACATAGTTACGATTGGGTCGTTCATTTTAGGCGATAGTTTAACTCTTCTCTTAAGATTTGAATTGCCTCTTGATTTGTCATCTTATTTTCTTCAATTTTTGAATCAATAATTTTCTTAAGGGAAAAAGCAAAGTCAATTGCGCCCTCTAGTGGGACCGACGACAATGCCTGCTTCCAATATTCAAGAGATTCAATGTATTCAATTTTGCCGCGGTCAATCTCTATTTTTGCGGTCTCTATGTTGTGATAGACGTTGCTTCGGTCCTGATTGATTAGGATAGCGATTGAATATTCAGATAGTCGAATTTTCTTTTTAAGAATTAAGGAAATCACTTGCCTCGCTACGACGTGAGTGTGACGCCGTGTACGTTCTAGCGGGTTTACGCTTGATATCTTTTGATACTCTTGGCACAGTAAATTGAATCTCTCTTTCTTCAGCATCTTTTAATTTTTTTAAAATTTTAACAATTGTCTTTAGACGTGTATGAACATTTTGAGTGCTCCATTGAAACTCCTCCGCAATTTCGGTTGCGGTAAGTCCCTGAAGAGTTCTTTCAAAAACGTGCATTTGAATTGGGTCTAGACTATTCTGAGCAGAAGACATAAGCCACTCTATGGTGTTGTCATATTCTTTTATGTCTGCTATTGCATTTAATTCATAAATTGACCAAGTCTCCTCGCCATCACCCCTTAGCAGGGTGCACTCTGAATCAATTGGTAAGTTATTCTTATTTAGAGAATGACTTTTTAGCATAGTGCGAATGGCGTTCCAAACGGTTAATTCAACCGATGAGTAGAGGTGTTTTTCATCTTCGAATTCATATTCTTCATTATATCTTCGCATAACACCAAGGATTGCCTTGCATCGAACTTCCGATAGGTCGTCTTCGTTTTTAATAAAGCATCCGTGTTTCCTTGCTACGAAATGATAAAATGTATCCTCAGTTAGAAATCTCTGTAAGTCCTTCAGTGTTAGCTTCATATGGTAAAATAATTGCTCCTAATTCGGGGTCTAGTCGCTTAACCTCTAAAAGTATTTCTAATTCTTTTTTATATGCTAACCGCATCTCTTCAGCGGTACTTGTCTTGCCCTCATTAGCAAATATCTTTGAAGCATCAAGCAATAGGGCGTCGGTTTGCTTTTTTACTTCTGCGCATTTGGCGCACTTACGGCATCTAGTTTTATTTTCCATTGCTTATAATTTCTTTGGTGTTTGATTCATCCATAACAACCATATCGGTGCTAACGATACCTTCTCTTCGCTCAATTGCAATTATAAGAAGTGCGATATATCCCTGAAGGTCATAGAGAGTGTCGACGCTCTGAGCACCAATTCCCTGTCCCCGAAGGCGCATTAATTTATCGTCCATCCTGGCACCAAGGTTAACAACTGCATCGGTTGTTCCAAATACTCCAATTGGATTTAAGGCACTATCGCCGTACTGCCTGTTCTTTTGGATTAGGAGGTCGCGTGTTGATTTCATAATGCGATTGATTGACTCCTGTGTTTCAGTTATGCCCATCTTATAATTGTTTTTTTTCTAGAACATCTACTACCTTCGTCCAGTATTCGGAAAAGTCATTGAAAGCCAAGCATTGCCTTGCTTGGATTAGTGCTGTATCTCCGTGCCACCTTTTCATAAAGATGGCTTTCTCTGCTATTGTCATTCTTTTCATATTCAGTCTTCCATATAAAAAAATGAGCGGGAGATTTGCTTTTTGTCTAAAACTTTTAACACCCTAAAGTTATTGGGTACTTTAAAAGCGGCACTTGAGCGATTAACAACTTGTGACTTTAAGTAGTTTCTAGCGAATTCGCTATTGAATATTTCTTCAGGCGTATCAAGTACGCTAACAAGTTCTCTAACAGATGTATTCCATTGCTTATTTTTTAGATACGCTATTGAAACTTGCATCAAGTAAATCATCTTTCCTTGTTTGGATTTCATATCGGTCGCTATAAAGTATTTGGTTCTTGTCTATTTCTCGAAGTCGCAAAATACCATCCGGTGCTATCGACCGAATGTATTTAGTGGTTAAAATAAGTATGTTGCTATTTGGTTTATCAGGGAACAATAGAAACACGCAATCGCGTGTTAGGTCTAACTCTGAGCAGGTTATTTCCTCTGATAGGTCAAAGCATCCATACGAATATGATATCTTATGCTTTCCCTTTATAATTGCGAAAGAGGTGGAGTCCGACTCAAAAGAGTCGGCTCCTTTCCTCATCGCTTCACCCATAGCAAATGCCGGGGTGAACTGACTATACCTCAATTAAAATGGCAAGTCGTTTGATTGACTTTGAGTGAAGGCTTGTTTGGTTTCATTTACCTTTGAGCCTCCTGCGGATGATGCATTTTGATAGACCTCCATATAATACCCTCCGTCCTTGGACTGTTTCCAATTTAGATTAACCCAACCTCGTTGGTTTTTGGCGGCTTCTAATTTTTCAAAGTCTTGTGGCCCGAGGGAGACTGAAATAAGTTCTCCATATTTGCCTTCCTTTGTTTCAACTCGTCCTACATAAATTTTATCAGACATAATTTTAGATTTAGATTAAAGTGATTGATTGATTAATTCTGCTATGTGACGATACTTCCAAATGTAACGAACAGCATCATCGGATTTCTTTGATAGGTATTCATCGTGCCTATTTTTATAGAGCGACAAACTGCGACGACTTAAGCCAACACCTTCTATTCCTGCTGAAGATAACTCTCTATGCAGTTGAGTAGGAGTAATGTTGCGTCCAAGCATAATTATGTTGACAACGAGTTGTCTGTTCTCAACAACATATCTACTTGAAGAGTTGCGTAAGTCTAATCCCAGTCCCCTCTCCGCGGCTATGAATGCTTGCGCTACCGAAGACAATCCTTTCTGCTTACTTGGGAAAAGCCAAGTAACAAATTTAGATACTAAACTCATTTGATTAAATTTCGCCCGACAAAGCAAACGAATCAGTTCGATTGCCGTTGTTTAGCCAATTATTAATATTCGCTATCGCGCTCCAAAACTTGCGCTCTCCGGACTGAAGAGAACGCTCTGATGCTCGATACACACCGCACAGGTATGGGGATGATTTTTCCTGAACAACCCAGTAAAATTCATTTGTTCCCATAACTTGCGTATAGATGTAGGCCTGTATGTCGTAACAAAAATTGCCTACATCGTATCGGAATCCGTGTATTGACCGCGTGGATTTAGAGTCCGAAATAAATCCATTTTCGGGGGAGTAGCAGTCAAGGAATCCGCGTACGGGTATTTCTCCAATCCAAGAGTTAATCTCGTATTGGGGAGTCCCCGTTAGGTAATATCGAACTGATGTTACCTCACCTGTTTCGTGGTCAATAATCTCACTATTGTCCAATCGATTTATCATATCCTTTGCGGTATTCCAGTCATCCATAGAGATTATTTTCTTCCCGGATTCAAGGGCAACCTTTGTCTCTCCATCAAGCCATTCTTTATAGACTTTTGTAGAGCGTGGAGATTTGTAATCAGCGGATATGCCTTCTACAAACTCGGAATCGTTGATTACTGTGAACTTGTCGTTTACCGAATTTGGTTCAAGTAGCATAGCATCATACAAACTTCCGAATGTAAGCGCATCTGATTCTTTCCTTAACAAACCCTTCATATACAACTCAAAGAGTTTCATATCTTGGCTTTTAGAATCATCTGCGGCGTATTTAATTGCAGAGTACGACAGGTATCCTTTACCTGTCGCCTCCAGCAACTTACTCGCAAACTCCATTAGGCGAACTTCTTGATTGCCGCGATTTGCTTATCGCTAAACGTGGAGCCGTACTTATTCAGTACCAAGCCTACTGCGGTAGCCGCATTGCTTGACTGCTTGATGTATTCCACAGCCTGACTGAATGTGTCTTCGGGTGAAGATTTTGCCGCTACCTTCTCGGCGGGGGCGGGTTTTCCGTGCGTATTTGTAGCATCGGCATCTTTTGTGTCGTCAATTAGGAATAGACCATTTAGCGCATACTTGCGAGCATAAGAGGATGATGCTCCAAATGATTGAGCGATATCCATACCCTTTCGGTTAAGGTCTACTCCGGCCTGAGCGGTAACTGATACCGACTCATCGCCGTCGGTTAGTGTTGCCGTAGCAGTAATGATTGCTACGCCAACAAGTTCCTCTACACTATCACTAATGGTCAGTACAAGCCCGTTTGCGGCAAGTAATGGTTTAACTGCTTCGAGGATATCTTCTTGGTTTCGATAAGAGTATTTACCGAATGAGTTGTACTGCGACTTCGGGGCCTTAAGGGCCTGTTGTACGGCAGTAACTTTTGAAATAAAGTTAGACATATGTAGATTGGATTTTCGTTACTGAATAGAACGGCAGTAACTTCCGTTTTGATTTAATTTAATTCGATAAGTCAAAGAACTTTCCCAAAAGGAGCGCGAACATACAAAATAAATTTGACTTATGCAAATTATTTTTTCAGTTCTTCGTCTAATCGGGACAGGGCAGTATTTACAATCTCCCTAAAAAAGAACCTGTTAACAGAGTTGCTCATCCACTTATTGAAGTCGGGATAAACATCGTTAAGGTCTTTTTGTATTTCGTTGAGTTCATCGCGGCGGAATCGCATATCAAGGCGATGCTCGCCGTTCTCGTCAGTTAGAAGTTCGTACTTCTTCATACTTTAGGTTACTTAAGTTAGTAAAGTAGTTACCTTCAGGTATCTTCAGGTAACTACTACTTAAGTAGAACCTGAAGTAATATACCACGATAGGCAAAGTTCGGCAATTAAAGTTAGGCGTTAGTTATCAACACCCCTTCGTGAAATCCAATTATCTCTAACCGGAGTTGGAACCGCAGGCTTTCCGTCTATATGAAGAGACATAAGGATGTCTTGCGCTCTATGTAGTTCAAGTCCAATGGATTGAGACCGGCTCCTGTCCCCGCTATTTTTTTTGCCGATTACAACTATGTCGCCACAAAATTGGCCTAAAACCTCTCCGTCGGCATCCGTAAGGGTCACCATATCGTCAACATAGTCAGACGCATCAGGGCAATATATCGCTTCCAGGTTGCTCGATATTTCGTGTGCGGAAAATCGTTCGCCCATTCGTATTTCATCAAGAGCGTCAAACAATGGGTTTTGTTTTGAACTGACTTTTTTTATGTACGAAAAGTATCTATCTCCTTCTTTCTTAATTATGATTGCATAACTACTCATTGTAAATATTAATTAGGGTTTCTTTAAATGGATTTCCCTCAATTTTTTGAACGAGTTTTAGCATATCAATAGCCAATTCCCTAACTTCTACTTGAGCGTGTTCCGATGCGCGTAAATTTAAGAAATTTGCGAATGAGCGCATATTGAACATAACATCTGCGGTGATTTGAGAATTGTATGTCTTAAAGAATCTTGCTGATTCTTTGGCTCTCTTTCTACCGAGTGATGGAGTAAGTTTTTCAATGTGCTCGTGATACAACTTGTTGGATAGTTCGGAAAACTGAATTAATTGTTCTTGGCTATCCAAGTCCCAGTCGATTGGGATATAGAACTTATCATCTTTAAGTTCCTTGTATCGCGCTGATTCAGCGTTAAGTGATGACATCCTGTGCTTAAGCAGGTGGATGTGCGTAGCAATATCAGTGGTTACAAGAAAGTGTACTGATGCCTTCTCAAATGGAGTTTCGTGTCCATTGCTCCATAGCATATTAATCAACGCGGGGATTCTACTGACCTTGTCGTCTGTCAAATCCCTTGATGTTGATGTCCACGCGGACTGGGCAATTACTTTGTCACTCCCGTAATAGCCTAAAAGTTCTACTTTATTTTGCATACATTATTGATTTTACTTTATTCCAGTATTTTTTTGTTGATTGTTTTTTGTGACCATTGCCCCCACCATTCCAACATCTTGCTATGCGCTCGGGTGAATGATTTTTATGAGATAAATTCACAAAAGTCCACCACATTTCTTTTGATTTGGATTCAGACCACCTATCGTCAAGGTTAAATACACTATCATCCCCCGCTAATTTAAGTTGACGATTTATTTCCCTGACCATAATAGGTCGGATTTGAAGCACACCTACCGCATCTTCTTTCTTGTTGTGAGCATTCGGATTTCCGGTGCTTTCTACTTGAATCTGCGCATTCATAAGAGTGCCTAATGTGTCTTTTCGAGATGGCTTTCTTTTGAAAGGCTTAACAAGCCCCACATCAATAGTTGTGGAGACATCGCTTTCAATAGGGCTAACTATCGTCAACATACCGATAGTTATCAATGATGCTAAATTGTTCATTAGAATTCAGGATTGCGGCCACGCTGACGCCTATGGTCTTGATGGTCAAGTTCAATTTCAGCCATAACAAACTCTATGGCCTCAAGGTCTTTATAATCCATAGTAGAGTTCTCTACCAGTTCATACAATTGATTCCATTTACTCATCGTCTTCTTTAAATCTTTTTAATTCAAATTCATCATCAAGGTCGTAAGCGCAACTCAACATTACTTCCCGGGCAAATTCATCTTCTATATTGTTAATCGCCTCAAACATAGTCATAAGTGTTTTTTTGAAATGACTATAAGCGTATCGCTCTACTGATTCAATACTCGTTTTTGATATGCACCACATTAATGATAGACACTCCACCTTATCATCAGAAATAAGGTCTGCAAGTTTAATCATATCAATGTCGTCATCTGCGTTCATAATCGCAGATGAAAGTTCGTCATACTTCTTTACGAAGTCGTCAACATCGTACCCGAAATATTCAGGGATTGTTTTACCGATTCCATCCATATTATTCAATTACAAATTCATTTTCTATGTTAGTTTCCTTTATGACATTGGCGGAAACTACACCCTCTATAAGGAATACTTTTTTATTTGATTTTGATTCAGGGTTATTAGATACCTTAAATGAATCACTATTTGTAATTGTATTCCATTCATTTACAAAATCTTTTGCCTCTTTTTTAGAGCCGACAAAATAAGTCCAAGCATTATATTCCATATCAAATGTGTTATTTTTTATAGTTCAGTTTCTCTTTGATTAACTCAAGAAGGTTCATTGTATCGCCCAAAGCATAAATCAATTCGGAGCCAGTATCATCCACCTCATAAATCGCATTAAGTGAATTAAGCAGGTAATCTATACGAAGGGCAACCTCTTTGGCCGTTGGCTCGTTACCATCATAATAGGCATCTATAGATTCTGCAATATCAACTTTAGATAGGTTCATAAAACTTTATTTAAATTAATAAAACTCTTTACAAAATTTAATGTACTTTGAATGTCTTTTTTAAATTCATTTGGATAGTTAAATAACTTCTTAACCCTAAAGTCATTTGAATTATTTGTTTGCTCCCAAACCCTTAATCCATCCGAGTGAATTGTAAAAATAACATCAGTATATTGACTATTTGAAATGCGAAATATGTCGCACCCATTCATTTGTTCAATTGTCATCTGCAAATCTTTTTATCGTGTTTCGCAATGATTTATCGTCAAACATTTCAACTGAATCAAGGTCTAATGATTTAGATGCTATATGTCCTTTCAATAAGGAACTGACATAATCAGCACACCTAACTTTGTCGTTACAATCCCAAAGGTATTGAGATGTTTTGTCGTTTAGAAATATAAACGACATAGCGTATCTCTCATCTCTCTCACCTATGAATCGTATCAATGGCTCACCCATCAGGTATGCCGTCTCAACTGCGGTGAATAGATTGATAATCTTAACAACATCAAGCATAGCCAATCTCGTTTAAATTTGGAACATTTTGTGAATCTCTCATTACCGCCTGAAATGATTCAATGAGTATCCGCGCATAAATTTTTGGGTTTGTAACTTTAGAACTTGTATACTGCTCAACGAGTTCGTTGTCAAACATTACACTAATTAAATGTCCCGACTCAACTTGTTTAATTACAACATTTAATGAGCCTTCATAAATTGAAACTGAATTTTTCATTTCTTTTTGGTGTTAAAGGTTAAACCATTGCTCTTTCAGATACCGCCCATTCGGCTTCATCTAACGCCCTCCATAATTGGTGGAAGACCTGGTGTTCGCAGTATTTGCCCGTTCGTTGGTCTGTAACTCCATATAACTTCATCATAGTGTTAACATACTCGGACATAATCATTTTGGTTGCATTGGTGACGATTTCCGCTCTCGTATCCGCCAATTCATTTATTTGCTTTTGATTCATAGTAATATTAAATAAAAGGATTTACATATTCATCATCCCAATCATCATACTTGTCAATGCGGCGGATGATATATCCATCTGCACCATCCGCCCGTACCCAAGCATTTATTTGGTCTTTTGAAGGGAGGCTACTGCCCTCACCTTCGTAGCGAAGTTTCTTCGGCGTATAAGCCCCACCGAAATTGTCAGCAAAGGTGAACAATTGTGTTTTTTCCGCTATCATCATACTTACTTTATGTGGATGTAACATTCGATACCTTTGGCGTTTGCCTCGGTCATAAGGCCTCGCGCCTCGGTCATATTGGCGCAGGGGACTCTCTCAAGAGAGCCTCCTAACTCGTAGCAGAAAGTGATTGTCGTGTCTTCCATTTAGCGATTGTATTTAATGTGTCCAACTTCTTCCTTACCCATAGGCGTACTGCGATAGTAGTCGTAGATAGCATCTCCGATGCGCTCATTGATGACCTGACAAAACTCATCGTGACAATCCTCAAGGATTTGATTCAACCAAAGTAACTTGTCTTCGTTGCTCATCTCAAGGACGGCCTTTTTACCTTCCTCATTAATGATTCCGGAATCGTTAAGGCACTCCGCATTCCAGTCAAGGTCTTCTACTGACCATACAAGCGCAGATGTAGCGGCTACATATTCATTTGATTTTTTCATTTCTTTTATTTTAAAAATTCAACTACTCCACGGATGGGGTCAACATTCGTCCAAGTTTCTCCATCGAGAACCGGATAGATGCTGAAGTTAATAATCTCCCCAACTTCGCCTCCGTGCTCCCTCCAAAAGTTGATGTCGATATCGTCGACGGCGCACCAAACATCGTAGTCGGTGTCGTCTTCGTCAGTCATAGACGGGTCGTCAGGTTCGATTGGTTCAGTATGCTGAACAAATTCGCCAACACAATACTCTTTCGGGTATTCGAAGTGCAGTTCCCAGTTTTTAGAGCCATCGCTCATAAGCGTGGATGTTATGCGGATATCTCTTGATATCTTCAACAGGGCGTTTTCGATTTGGTATTTCATAATAGTTAAGATTTGAGGTTTATTTGATTTAGTTCTGCCCCCGGTCGCGAACCGGCGCACCCCGAAGGTGAGGGCAGATGATGATAGCGGACTATCCGTAGATAACCTCTCCGTATGTTCCCATTTGAAGCCAAGCGTCGTAGGTGGTTCCGTCCGACCCTCCGTTGGCGTGAAGTACAACAAGTTCCATAAAGTAATCCGGGGCATCGTTGAATGCCTTCAGGAAGTTACTTCCTACCCTATTCAGGTTGAGTTCAATCGTCATCCCTTGGTAGTGGTCTTCGAAGACGAGGTTGCCGTCAGACAATACCTGTAGCAAGACATCCTCCCAACAGGCGTTGGGGTTTTTTTCAATCACCTTGTCCCGGGCCTTGTCGTAATCTGACTGCATCGTGGCCAACGATATGTCGTATTGCCCGAAGTAGTTCGTGATTAGTCCGTTGTAGAACATATCCAAGAACACGGGAGGTTCAGCGTCACAGGACAGGTCGACCTTCAGGTCGAGCGCAGAGAATTGATTCCCTTGCGACTGGAAGTCAAAGAATCCGTCAGGGATTCCTTTGATTACCATCTTGAGGACGGCATCGAGTTCTTGAATCGTGCCGAACTGCACCTTGTATTCGTTTCCGGTTGCGATAATAGCCATATCAGTTTCTTTTTTAGTTATTCAACAAGTATATAATCTTCAAAGTAGAGTTGATGGTCGTAGCAATACTCCTTTAGTGTGACGACTTTGTCTGTGATGTTGTACCCAAGGCCGTCGCTCCATTCGGCACATTTCTGTGCGTATTCTTTAGCGGCGTCGAAGCCCAAGAACGGCCATACACGCCCACGGGTGTGAACCCCGTCGCAATCGCGCCCGGTTTCAATCACCCAATGCGTTGCGTACACCCAATCCCTTGCGTAGTTTGGTCTAATTATTTTTTCCATAATTCTTTTATTTAGTCAGACGAGGTAAGAAGTGCGGGTCACCTTTTGAAAGGCCGCAGTAGTCGTGAATGATGGTACCGGCCACAATGTGTGGCTCCTCTGTGTCGTGCAGTTTCGTAAGGCTCTCTGCGAATGGCGCAAGTGTGTTGGCCATATCGAGGAGCACTTCCTCATTCACATCGCCAATGAAGTGGCGGCACACAATTGCAAATACTGAATGGTTTGAAATATCCATAGTTTCAAGTTTTACTGGTTATAATTAGAAGCCGAAGCCACCTTCAACTTCACCTGTATCGCCGTCCAACTTTAGGTACATTGCGATGGTTAGGATTTTATCTGCCTCTTCGGCTTTAACATTCTTTGCGTAGATGCGTCCGTTGGGCATCTTGTAGGCTACATTGTAGTCAGTCGTGTCACCGACCACAATAGCCGCCAATCGGCGACCTTGGTTGATGAAGATTTGACCGGGCTTTGCCCAACCATAGTTCCACATTCCTTTTTCTTCCAGTAGGTCGGTCAGTTCTTTGTAGTTGTTCATCTCTTTAATTTTACTTGGTATAATCATCTACTACTTTAATGTATCCCTCTTCGGTCATCTGCTCGACCCATTCTTCAAATGAGTCCTGATTGAAGAAGTAACCGGTATCTGCCCAATCACTCATCCGTCCCCAAGAGGAGGCCTCGGGGATTCCTTCATAACCGGCGTGAAGAACTGCGTACAATTCATAGCCGTCTTCGGTGTAGGCCACATCTAACTTGACCAACTCTACTTTGTTTGCGTGTGGTGTGCTCATAATCTTGTTTATAATTATTGGTTAAAAGAATTGTTGTCAACAAAATAATCTCGGTCGACTATTTCGGCTTTATGTTTATTGAATTTCTCAAGTAAGAATGTGTATTGGATTTGTTTACTATCCAATTCCTCCTTCAGAGCGAAGGCCTTGTCGAGTTCCAACAAGGAGAAGAACATATCTGCCTTCATACCTGTGGGACGATTCTCATCGTCGCATTCAAACTTGTAGTATACTATGTTTCCTGTGGTAGTTATCATACTCAAAGAATTTTGGTTTCTATTTGACTTATACGCCCCAACCGGGGCGTTTCGGATAATCAATCCTCATCAGTAAGCCTGTTCGCTATCACACCTTTGGATTCGGTGCCTTACTACGCTCCGTAGGCATCTGCCCGAATTCCTTTTGAGCGTTGTACTCAACAAACCAAACATTACCTTTCATTGCCTCCAATTCGTAGTGCAAGAACCATTGCTTGGCCTTCACTAAATCCTCCCAATGAAGTGCAATCATTGCGTATGCTCCGGTGCCGGGCTTACCCATCCATACTCCGCTCATCCAAGGCTCGTAGGCCTCGTCAGCGTATGGCTTGTATTTGTAGGCGTCGGCAAAGGTCTTGTACAGGTAGAGACCCTTGTCGTCTTTGATACCAACCTCGTGTTGAAAAGGAATAGCCTTCAACTTGTTGATTTTGCCGCTCAACTCTGCGTTCGTTGCGAAGAAATTCTCCATCTCTATGGGGGTTTATGCGCCGGGGCGCGGTTCGTGTTTTACTTTGATTTGGACACCCCCGTAGGGGTGTTTCGCCTACTGAAGGCTCGTCAGCAAATCTTATGACTGAACACCGGCGAACCGGGTCAGGCTTGGGAAATACCCTCCCTCCTCAAGGATTTTGTAGAAGGAGTTTTTAAAGGCCCCAAGGCCTACCTGAACACTACCTTGCTTGGCGGCGTTCTGAATTATCAAGGCCTGTGCGTCGGTCTTGCATTTATCAATCCCGGCCAAATCGTTGTCGACTACGGCGTCGATAAGGTCGAGGATGATTGGTTGGCCGATGACATATAGTTCGGCGTGGGTAGATGCGATGAAAGTTCTCATAGGGAAACATAGTTTAGTGTGTCAATTGCGGATTGTAGTTGCTTAACAACGGGATTGTCGTATCGCTCGTCTGAAATGTTGGCGATATATTCAATGCCCTCATAGAGGGCGTCTTGAACTTGCTCGATGTCTGTGGTCGTGATGTTCTTCAGTTCCATACTTTTCGATTAAAGGGTTCGTGGAAATACTTCGATGCGTGTTTCTTCGTGGCCACCTAACTTATCTGCGATGTCGAATAAGATATCGGCCGTGGCGGCAGTCATTTCTACCTGTTGTCCGTTTACCTGTAAGCGGCCAACAAAAACATAATTGCGAACAGGTGTTTCAACAAGTAGTTCCAATTCTTCAACCATTATATACCAATTCTTTTCTTCAATCCCGTGGCCACCTACATTTTTATCGAATGTAATAGTCACCCGTCCGTAGAGATTACCATCGCTATCATCCTTCGTGATGGTACCCTTCATCCCGGGAAGGTAGCGGAGCGGGGGGTTTGTTGTATTGAGGCGTGGAATAACGCGGTCACCTACTTTGAAATTGTGTTGATTTTCCATAGTCGTGTTGGGTATTAAAGGGTTGTGCAAGAAGCGATGGTTAGAGAGAGTGTTGCAATCAAAATGACTACTGCGGTGATAGATAGATTGGTTTTCATAATAGGCTTCCTTTGATGATTTCATTTTGAAGTTCTTCCGGTAGGGAGGTTACTCGTTCGATTGAATTGCAATACTTGGAGAAATCTTGTGCGGCCTCTTCGAAAGAGCCGTATACTACAATCTCTTCGGTGTATGCAAACCGGAGCGGTTGATTGTCTCCGTCAAGGATAACATAATCGGTAGGGGAAAGAGTGTATTCCATAATTTAAATCGTTGCGTTTACAAAAGAAACAAAATACTTACTGAAATCAATCTCTTGATGATTACAGGCGTCAGCGAATTCAGTTAGCCGGTATACTTCTGCACCGGCTTCAGCAAAATTAGCGTCGTAAATACTCACAATTGTTGTATTCTCGATTGCGATGGCCGCCTCCTTGCTGAAGAATGCGGTGGGCAGTAGCACTATGAATGTTTCGAATTCCATATCAGTCGAGATTAGATTTCAAAGTGCGGCGGATAACTTTCAGGTAGTACTTGATACCATCAAGGTCTTCTTCATTGTTCACATTCAAGCGTTCACGCTTGGGGGTGATAAAGTTGTACGGGCTATCGCGCTTATTCGTGAAGTACACGAACTGATTCTTTACTACGATTGGCTCGAGGTCAACATAGCAGTAGTGAGTTGACTCACAAAATCCTCCGGGAAGAAGGTCAAGCCGATTCGCTCGAGAAATAAACTCATTTACTTCGTCGATGCGGCGTTGTAGTGCGGTAGGGAACTTTTTCATTTCGTTCGATTTAGTAGGTGAATAAACAAATGGTCGTTGCAATTGCGCCGACAAAGTTAGCGGCAGAAAGGGTATAAAGCAATACCTTCTTGAATTTATTTTCAGTTTGTTCAGCGTTCTGAAAGTTTACTGCAAAGAAAACTGCAAAAGAAAAGATGGTGATGATGAATGCGTAAGCCATAATTCAAAGGATTTGAGAGAAGTTTAAGATTACAATAGAGAGTGTTGCAATAGCAACGAGGATTACAGGAACTGCAATCACATTGGTGAAGTCAGCATTTGAGCGCATAACATTTAGTATTTGATTCGGACATCCCCGAAGGGATGTTTCGGATATTAAATCCTCATCAGCGAACCTGATTAGTAATTGACCTGAACCAATTCCTTTACTAACAACCGGCCATCCAAGATGTGATTGTTAAACTCTTCCGCGTTTGGAAAGCGGGTCTTGTCCCAAAGGGAAGTGCGCTCCCAATTCAATCTTTCATTCACCTTGACATACTCGATAGGGTTACCGGCTTCGATAGCCAATTTCCACAAATCATTCAGGAAGGCCTTGCGATTATCGTACACTCTCCAATCATAATCAGAGCGGAAAGAACCGCTCTTGATAAATTGTTCGGGGTTAACACCATCGGCGGGGCGGAAGATGAACTTGCAAGTTTTATTCGTTTTCTTGCTACTCAATTTCACTACAAAATTCATATCTATTGATTTTTAGGATTACTTACAAACATAAACTAAACGAGAGTTGACAAAGATGTTGTCATCTTTTTCAAGAGAATCAACAATTGCTTTTTTAGCCTTGGCCACAAGGCCTCGGTCGTTAGCAATAAATCTTGCACCTGAAGTGGTGCGTGAGGAAGAGCGGCGGGTTGTGCAAGACAACTTGAACAATTGGTCGTCAGTAGCGGGGATGAATTTCATAACTCCGGGGGTTTTATGCGTTACAGGAACGCGGTTCAGAATAGTATTAAATAGTGGGTGAGTCGGTCACGAACCGGCGACAGGCGTAATCCTGTGCTCACCCTGTGGTAGGGGTCAAAATCTACTATCCATTGACGGAGGTGATTGCTATGGGCGTCCTTGGCCGCCCGGCGCAATGAAGGTATCCGTTAGGGGTTCATTAAGCACTCATCCAATCGAGGCCTCGAGGGGCGTATTTCGTTTTTCCGTTCAGTATCCCGTATGACATTTGTGCGTTGTGGCCGTGAATTCTAATGTATCCGTACCTAAAACGCCTCTGTCCGTTCGGCCGAGGCCGTCAGGGAACCTACTATCGTCGGCGTTGATGTCGATGCGGTCGTGAATTCTAATGTATCCGTACCGGCACCGCCATCGTCGCACCAAATAACTGATTCGAAGGAGGAGTGGAAGTTATAAGCGTTGAGGGGTGTGTACCTCGGCGTGTTACGCTATGGAGTGTCTTGTCAACTTTACGGGTCAACCACTCTCGATGCTAACTTCTTAACATCACCCCCCGCAGTTTGAAACTCGTACTCCTCGGAGAGGGGGTTCGAACATCGGCCTTCTTATGTGGGGGCTGTCGCCCCTCTCGGCCTGTTCGATGGTTCAAATGTAAAAAGAGTTTTTGGATAAACAAGCCCCCCCCAAAAAAAAGTGCGTTACTGGACGACACCCTCATCAGCCCTCTAATTGTTACCCGCGCGAGGGAGGCTCTGAAACCCGCGCCACCACTGCGTTTGCGGAGGGTCAGTCATCATAACTTCCGGGGAATGATAGCGATAGGCCTAATCTCCTGAAACCCGCGCCACCACAGGGTTGTAGAGAGTTATTAAAAAATCAGTCACTTTTTCAACATTTTTAGTTAGTGTACCAAGTACACACCCTAAATCAGGCCAATCAGGCCGTCCCAAATGATACACTCAATAGATGTTATAACATAGAAACCAAATTGACATTTAAAGCAAACCCGCGCCCCGCCTCACTTTGCGCCACATTAAATGTTTGTCAGACACTTAATCAACACCCCTCATTTCAGGAAACTTTCGCTGCACCCCCCGCCACCATTGAGATACAGAGAACGCCGAAGGCGTCGGCGACGACCGGAAACCCGCATTAAAATTAAATGTCAACAGGACACTTAATCAGGTTTTGTCGAGGCCTGTCGGAGGCTAACTGCTCAACTGGAGAGCAAAACCCCGTTCCAGTAACGGCCTTTTCCGTCTTACTGGACGACACCAGCCCAGCCCGGCAACAGGTCTAAACAGGCATATTTAGCCCGGAGTTATGCACACAAATCGGCAATGGGAACACCAAGAAACACGGCAAAATCAGGGGTATTTCATCACCCAAATGGGGGCAAACTGATGAGATTACAAGCCCACAACAGGGGGACAAAGGCCAAGAAAACAAGGGGAAAACAGGGGAGGGGAGAGTTCCGCACCTTCGGGAAACTGAACAAAAACGGGACAAAAGGTGGGGGGTATTGATGCCGACAAAATCGGGGGGAGGGGGTATAGATGTTTAAACATCAAACCAAAAAGCCAAAACTATTTTGAATGTTTGAACACGCATCGGGGTGTGGGGTTTGGGAATCCGTTTCGGGTCACGCGCGCGAACGTTGGGGCCGTATAGAATCCCATACCCACGTATAACACACCATTTTTACCACTTTTGGGGTGGTAATTAGCGTTTTTAGGAGGGTGGTGGGGAAATGTGGGGGATTGTGTTACTTTTCAAAAGTGAACACATATATGGGCAATAAAAAAGCACGCGAGAATGCGTGCGATAGAGTTGAGCGTAGTTAGGGCGAATTCAAGTGTGGTTGTTGTCGGGTTGGTCGTTTGCGTCGTGTGGTCGACGCTGACCTTTTGAGTGACTACTGATGTTCCGACTCACATACGTTTAGCAGTATAGCAAAGTTACAGCATATTTTTGACATTTTTAAGGGATGGGGGTGGGCGACTGACTAAAGGTGGCGCTCGTTCATATTGCGTGTACCCTCTAGGTATTGATAGAACTTAGACACAAACTGCCTACCCTTTGTGGATAGAGCCCAGCGGCGCTTGAGCACTCCGTTACGTCTTGATGATGGCTCCGATGTTGCGTAGAACTCTTTCTCTGGTCCGTTGGAGTACAGCTGTTCGTATATGTAGTCAGACACCACAAGGTCTTTCATCACCTTCTCCCAGAGCTTCTGTGGGTCGCGGTTCATCTTCTTGGCCATAGGCTCAAGTAGGAACGACTCCATAGAGTATATAAAGAGCATCAGTTTTATTTGTGATTCACGAAGCTGGTATCTAGACGTGCAGTAATCCATCACTACGGACACGTTCCACAGGTAGTCGGCCTGGGGGGCCTCGTTGGTGCGCAGGTATATGATATCTCTATATTGCTTCTTTTGCTGTAGCCTGCTTTGATTCATTATATGCAATTTAATATATGTTTGCAAAATTAGTATATAATATGTATATTTGCGTATAATTTAATTGAATGTCATTATGAGTCTAAGTCAAGAACATCAGGAGTTCTTTTCCCTTATCCGCGAAAAGCTAGTAGACATACAGAACATCGCTGAGGACTTCGGTTATAGCGATGACTTTGCGTACTTCACAGTCGCTGGTATGTATACGCATAACGAAGACGGTACACAAAACCTAAAGGTTATGAGTGATTTCTACATCGGAGATGAGGATGAGCTGGACAACCTAATATCAGTCGGGCTGCAGGTGTATCAAGACACCATTCGCAGCTCTGAGCGGGCTGATGACTTGGACGACTTTCTTAGTGACTTCGGAATAACAACAAGCGAAGATGAATAATTCAAATATTATCCGAAAGATTGTAGTTGGGGCGGACCCAAAAAACGGTCTAGCCTACAAGGTGGGTAACTCAGTTGGTGATAACACCATTTGCGCAGTAGAACTAGACGAGCGAGCACTGTCCCTATACGGGATTGAGCGCTACCTTATATACACAGAAGACCAAAAAGGCAATATTGTGCTTTGGAAGCAGGTATCTGGCGCGCCTACAATGATTGAGTTTGACATAAACTTCTAGTATGCGACCTTTATACGACTTTTTTGTAAAGTTGGAGAAGCCATTCGAGGAAGAATTTAAAGTTGGCTCGCTAACGCTCGCCAAGGATATGCGCTTCGACGACTTTGAAGGCCGAATTTCGTATGCAGAAATAGTTGCTACACCTCAGAAATTTGGAACCGACGCCGAAATCGGCGATTTGCTTATTTTCCACCACCATATCAACCAAGAAAAGGATAAGTATAGGGTGGATGGCGACGTGGTGAAGGTGTCATATGACCCAAAAAACTACCAGGGGCAGGCCTATGCGGCCATTTCCCCCTCCGGAGAGGTTAAGATGCTTGGAGACTGGGTCTTCCTGCGCGCCGTGAGCCAAAAACAAGAGGAACAGGCCTCAAAATCTGGACTTTTTCTTGGATACAAGACAAAAGAAGACAACCAAGAGGCAGAAGTATACTGCGAGGGCACCGGAACTGATGAACTCGAACTCAAAAAGGGTGATTTGGTCGGATATTCAAAGAATTCAGACTACCGAATCAAGCTACCAAACGGAGATGAGGTTTTTCGTATGAAGCCAAACGACATTTTATATAAGAAAAATGGGTAGGAAGCGACAGTTCAACACGGCAAACGAGATGCAGGACTTCCTAGAGGCTATGGAGACTGCTATTCGCACTATGGTGCAGGAGATTCAAAAACCTGTCGACCCAGACATCTCTGGCTCCGCACGAAAAGCGGAACTGCAATCAATTAAGCAGACCGCCCAGGATTGTCGGGATATGTTCCGTATGCGTATGGAAGTAGAAAATATGCTCAGCGAAATTAGAGATGGCGGGGATATGGAAGATATAAAAGATTTCTCCGCCGGCTTTGCCGAGCAGTTTAGTAAATAATATGGCTATGAATGGATGAATTGCTACAATCAACCACAGAACAAGATGGGTGTGTGTAGGACAATTCATAGCTGGAAGAACAAGAGGACAAGATAGACAAGATAAAGAGTGCGATTAGTAATTTTTTCATATGCTCCAATGTTAATTTAATGTAAAGTTACAAAAAAAATGTCTGGTTTAATCAGTATTAAGGGATTCGACAGCGAGATTGTAAACATCTGCCCAAACAACACGTCTGGAAAGATTGTGGAGATTGACGGCCTATATATTCAGCTGCCGGCCCAGCCAGACGACAAGGATATACTGTACCACAACCTCCCCAAAGAGAATCAGATGTGGAGCAGGAACGTTGTTCCGGACTCCATTGATAAAACAAAAACTATGGATGCGTGGATGGAGCAGCCAAAAGAGGTTCAGTCCAAATTCCTCCCGTATATTAAAGAAGAGTTCCGAAGGAGAAAAGAGGGGCTGTGGTTCTACAATAACGGTGTTCCAACATACATTACGGGTAACCATTATATGATGCTGCAGTGGAGCAAGATTGATGGCTCTTTTTATGGCAACTATCTAGACTTTCAGCGAAAACTGTTCATACACGCTGAGGCGTGTAAGGTTGACCCGAGATGCGTTGGGCAGTTGTTTGTTAAGTGTCGACGCTCTGGATACACCAATATGGCCTCCTCGATGATTCTAAGCGAGGGTACCGTAGCAAAAGACAAGGTGTTGGGGATTATGTCAAAGACCGGCTCTGACGCTCAAGAGAACGTATTTATGAAGAAGGTTGTGCGTATGTACAAATCATACCCGTTCTTTTTCAAACCAATTCAAGATGGAACAACAAACCCGCGTATGGAGTTGGCCTTTCGTGAGCCTTCGCAAAGAATTACTAAAAGCAATAAGGCCGCCCAACAGGGAGAGGCGCTGAACTCGGTTATCAACTGGAGGAACACGGTGAACAACGCCTATGACGGAGAGCGTATGTATATGCTGTTTCTTGATGAAGCCGGAAAGTGGGAAAAGCCAACGGATATACGAGAGGCGTGGAGAATCAACAGAACCTGCCTTATCGTTGGTAGAAAGGTTGTTGGAACAGCCCTAGTGGGCTCCACCGTTAATCCTATGGATAAGGGCGGTCAGCAGTTCAAAGACCTGTGGATGGACAGCAATCCATCCGAGAGAAACTCAAACGGAAGGACGCGCTCTATGTTGTACCGTATGTTTGTTCCAGCATACGAGGCGCTTGAGGGGTTCTTTGACAAGTACGGGAATCCAATCGTAGACACCCCAGAAGAGGCTGTGCTAAACAACGATGGCGAGTATGTGAATATAGGAGCTAGACAATACCTAGAAAATGAGCGCAACGGACTAAAAAGCGATAAAAACGAACTTAACGAAGTTATTCGTCAGTTTCCGTTTTCTTCAGATGAGGCCTTTAGGGATTCTGTTGAGGGTAGCCTGTTTGACCTAGGAAAAATATACGAGCAGGTCAATTATAACGATATGATGTATCCGTCTCCAGTTGTTCGTGGTAATTTCCACTGGGCCGCCGGGGTAAAGGACACAGAGGTTCTGTGGGAGCCTAGCGCCGAAGGAAGGTGGTATTTGTCTTGGATGCAAAGTCAGGACAAGAGAAACAGTAGAGCAAAAGGCCGAAGTGGACATTGGTCCCCCGGTAACGCCGAAATGGGAGTTGGAGGATGTGACTCATATGACCTTGACTCCACGGTTGATGGGCGAGGCTCAAAGGGAGCCTGTCACTTTTACAACAAGTTCAATATGAACGACGTATCTAATATGTTTGTAGCAGAGTACGCGGAGAGGCCCCCGCTTGCATCTATATTCTATGAAGACGTCCTTATGGCTGCTGTGTTCTTTGGCTATCCAATTCTAATAGAGAACAACAAGTACGGCATAGCGAGGTACTTCGAGCAAAGGGGGTATATAGACTATTTGCTAGATAGACCAAAACATCTTGGCGGCTCCGCATCATCCTCAAAGACAAAGGGTATACCGTCAAACTCTCAAGAGATACTTCAGGCTCACGCCCAGTCAATAGAGGCCTACATACACAAATATGTTGGGGAGCGAGAAGATGGCTCCTATGGAAATATGTATTTAAACAGAACGCTAGAAGATTGGATTTCATTTAAGATTAACAATCGTACCAAATATGACCTGTCAATTTCAAGCGGTCTTGCCCTTCTTGCCGCACAGGTAAAAACAGATAAGCCGAAGTTGTCCAACTTCGAAGGAAAAGAATTTTTTAGGCGGCATAAATACTGGACTAGGGATTCTATGTAATTGAACGTATATTTACGTATCTTTGCATTTGAGTTCTTCCGCGAAATGCTTTAGAAACAAAGATATGTCAACAGAAAAAAACATAGGGTCATTCCCAGACCCAACAGCCCCAGCCTTAGTAAAGGCCGGAAGCGATTATGGCAAAAAATACGCCAAGGCTATCCTAGGGCAGTGGGGAGGGGTTGACAACACGCAAGGTCTTTTCCAAAAGCGCCAGCGTGAATTCGAGCGAAACCGCGACTACGCGCAAGGAACTCAAGACACTCGAATCTACAAACAGATTCTCAGCAGTCTAGACCCAACAAATAACGATGGAACACTTTTGAACATTGACTGGTCTCCAGTTCCAATCGTACCCAAGTTCGTTAAGATTGTAGTTAACAAGATTTTGGCCCGAAAGCCATATCCAAATGTTGACGCTATCGACACCATTTCCCGCACAGAAAAAGAAGAGCGCAAGGCTCGAATCAAGGCTGCAATTGAAAATAAGCAATTCCTAAAGGAGATGCGCCAAATGGGCGTTCAGCTTATGGATGACATTGACAGCTTGCCAGACTCCACCGATGAAGCGGAAATCTTCTTAGACACAAACATAAAGATAGCAGCAGAGATTGCGGCACAGATTTCAACAAACTTAACCCTGGAGTGGAACTCCTTTAACGACTCTGTTTTCCGCCGTGCGGTTGAGGACCTTGTCGTGTGCGGGGTGGCGGCTGTTAAGCGGGAAAACGACCCAAATCACGGAATCGTAGAGCGATATGTTGACCCATCTGGTATTGTTCATTCATACTCTGAGGACCCAACTATGCGTGACCTTGTTTACGCTGGTGAAATTCGTCAAATGTCAATCATTGACCTAAAGCGAATTGCAAAAAACCTAACGGAAGAAGAGTGGAAGAAAGTTGCTGTATCAAACCAAAGTAAATTTGGGAATGACTCCAGCAAGCTGAACTCTATGTGGTATGACCCAACTTCTGGGCGAAACTCATACGGGTATGATGACTTCCGAGTAACTGTTCTTGACTTTGAATTCATTGGTCTCGACCAACAGATTTACGAAGAGAAGCAGTCTAAGTACGGCAATATAGGCTTTTATTATAAGGGAGAAGAATATAAGATGCCGACCCAGTCGGTATTTGACCGTAACCCATTCTATATGGATATTATGTGCGTGTATGGAGGTATTTATATCCCCGGAGCGGACGCATTGGTTTCGTATTCTAAGAAGAATAATCAACCAAGAAATATCCACGATATATCACGAACAACACTATCATACTCTATCGTCTACACGAATTTCCGACGTATGATGCCTAAATCTATGGTTAGCAGTATCGTTGGATTCGCTGACCAATTACAGATTACGCACCTGAAGATTCAGCAGGCAATTGCTAAAGCAAAGCCTGACGGAATTATGATTGACATTGAGGGTCTTTCTAATGTATCCTTGGGCAACGGTGGAGAGTTGTCTCCACTTGACATTCAAGATATCTACGAGCAGACTGGAGTTATGTATTACCGCTCAAAGAACCCAGAGGGCGGATTTCAAAATCCTCCAATTCGAGAGATAAACAATACCATTCGAAACATCAACGAGCTTGTCACCCTTTATAATCATTACTTAGGTATGATTAGAGATGCAACAGGAATCAATGAGGTTATGGATGGCTCAACCCCGAAGGGTGAGGCGCTTGTTGGAGTTCGGGAGCAGGCTTTAGCGGCCGCCAATAACGCCATATACGACATCACACACTCCTCTATGGTCCTTTATAAAAAGGTCTGTGAGGACATCATTAAATGTGTTCAAATACTGCCTAAAGACTCTGTTCTTTATAAGACCTACACAAAGGCAATAGGCAAGGAGTCTATGAATACGATTAAGGAGTTTGAGAAGCTTCCTATGTACAACTTTGGTGTTGTTGTTCAAACAGAAATGGACGACACCGATAAAATGTATTTAGAGCAAAACATTCAGCAATCTCTAGCCCAAGGCGAGATTGACCTAGAGGATGCAATTGCAATTCGCAAATTGCGAGACATTGACCAGGCTGAAAGGTTGTTGATTGTACGTCGCTCTAGACGAATTAAGCGCCGCCAACAGGAGGCTCAGCAAAACATTCAGAATCAAATTGACGCACAGACCTCCGCTGCTCAAGCTAAGATGCAAGCGGATTCTCAAATCGAACAGGTGAAGGCTCAGTCTAGGCTTCAGGTTGAATCTCAGCTAATGCAGCTGGAGATGCAAAAAATACAACTTGAATACCAGCTAAAGGCGCAACTAGAAAGCATCAAAGGGGAGAACGCTAAGGCTGCAGCTCAGGTTTCTGCAAATATGAAAAAAGAGCTAAATAATATGCAGGAAGACCGAAAGGATGACCGCATTAAAAAGCAGACGGCGGACCAGAGTAAATTGATTTCTCAACGTCAGGGTGTGCGCGGAGAAATTCAAGATGAATCGGAGGACTTAGACAATTTGTTCCGATAATTTTCATAAATTTGCAGTATGGCTATTACATCAGTAAATCTAGACATTTCAAAAAGGGTTGATATCACCTGCAGAAAGGGTGATACGTTTACTCTTGAGTTCACAATAAAGGATTCTGATGGAGCAGCTTTAGATGTTACAACACCATCTGTATACACGTTCAAGATGGAGGTGCGAGAAACAGACACGACCCCCGGAGGTGCAGTAATTGGAACGACGGGAGATACGTCTACTGGATTTAATATTCTTGGCACATCGGCTGGGCTTGTTACGGCATCTAGTTCCGCATCATTTATGGCTACTGTATCTTCAGGTATTTATGTGTATGACTTAGAGGCCACCAAGGTGGATGATTCAAGCGTACAAACTTGGTTTTATGGAATCTTCAAGATTAACGAGGACGTAGCAGTATAATGGCAGACTTAAATGTAGATATCACCAATGGACAGCAGCAGAATGTAGCCATTACTCTGCCTGATACACAGCGTGTATCAACTGTTACGCAACCGACCCAGACGGTAACGGTACTTGATAAGTATTCTATCGTTGGTCTTGGCGGCTCTGCCGACAAGCATTATGTATATGTGCAATCCTTACCCTCGGCATCGTGGGTCGTAACGCATAACCTAAATAAGCGCCCATCAGTAGTAGTAGTTGACTCAGCTGAGAGCGTTGTTGTGGGTGAAGTTGAATATAACTCTGACAACCAAGTAACATTAACCTTTGCTGGAGCCTTTAGCGGCAAGGCATACTTTAACTAACAAACGATGGCTATTAAGTATCTATCACAAATTTTAGCTACCGCAGGTGTAAACCTAAACAAGACGGAGCTTCAGAATGCTGTCATTCAAAATCTTGCTACGGCTCCATCAACCCCAGCCCAAGGTCAAATCTATTACAACACCGTTGATGATAGAATGTACTTCTATGACGGTGCTGCGTGGGTGGATATGTCCGGAGACATCCAAGACGTACTTGGTGGTGCAGGTCTAACAGCCTCAACCTCTGGCACTGGTGATGTCATTACCCTCAATATTGGTCAGGGCACAGGTATCCAAGTAAATGCTGATACCATTGAGCTGAACCACTTGGGCTTGGAGGACTTGGTTGACCCCAACGCTGACCGCATCTTATTCTGGGACGATAGCGCAGGTAAGTCTGAATGGCTGACGGCATCTACCGCCTCTGGTATCAATATCAGCGGAACAACCCTTCAGCTTGGCTCTATCCCCAACAGCTCACTGACCAACAGCAGTGTAACGGTTACTGCCGGCGCTGGTCTTGTCAATGGCGGTACGGTAGCCCTAGGCTCAAGCATCACATTGAACGTAGGTGCCGGGGAAGGTATCACTGTTAACGCTGACGACATCGCCCTTAAAAACGGAACGAACCTCAGCAACAACTACGTTCTTAAATGGGATAATAGTAACAACCAGCTCACCAACTCTTCCATCACGGATGACGGTACGACTGTAACGATTGGCGCTAACCTTACGGTTACTGGCACCACTACCTACGTGAATTCCAACACCGTTGAGATTGGCGACAGCGTTATTTTGCTTAATGCTGACGAGGCTGGCACTCCTTCACAGAATGCTGGTTTTGAGGTTGAGCGTGGAACGTCTGCCAACGTAAGCTTCGTATGGGATGAGACGGGAGACTATTTCTCTACCATTGACCAACCCTTCCATATTGGTAGCATCGCTACAGGTCTTGCTGGTCAAGGAACTTCAATGCTCGTACAGGAGTCTGGTGTCGTTAAGAAGATTAACGTACAGGATGCTCTTGATGCTCTTTTAATCTCTACGGAAAGCGGTTCTGCTAGCCCCTCTAGCGGTGACATTACGATTGCTGCCGGAGAAGGCATCAATACTACGGGTTCAGGCTCTACCATCACAATCAGCGGAGAAGACGCTACAGACGCTAATAAGGGTATTGTAGAGCTTGCTACCAACGCTGAGGTTATCACGGGTACGGACACTGTACGTGCTGTCACCCCTGCTGGCGTTAAGGCTGCTATTGTTGACTACGCTGCCAACAGTGGATACTATGCGAATGTTGGCGATGGAACTAACACCGTTTATGCCATCAGTCACGGCCTTGGGACCCGGGACGTTATCGTGCAGGTGTATGACAACGCTACGTATGATACGGTTCACGTAGATACGGTGCGTACTTCTGCGAGTGTTGTTACGTTAACTTTTGCTGCTGCCCCCAGTGCTGCTGCTTATCGTGTTTTGATTAGCAAGGTGTACTAAGAGTAGTGCTTAAACATAGATTATTAGGAGGGGGAGGTTGTGATACCTCCCTTTCTATTTATCGTATTTTTGTGTAAAATAAAGAAGATATGGCAATTCGTTATCTGTCCGGTATAAACGTAGACTCCAATACATTATTTGTTGATGATGCTAATAACCGTGTTGGTATTGGTACTGCGAGTCCAACT